GCTTTCAAGTTACGGTCGGACAATGCGCCATCAGCCGCCGCCGCGCCGTAAGCAGTTGCCAAACGGTTACCTGCTGTTCCAAGGAACGCTTGACCGTCAGCACGTTTATGGGAACCGGAAATCAACGGAGCGCCGTCAAAACCGTTTGTTACGAAGGAGCTGTTCAATACTGCCGCCGCTTGTGTTTCTACAGTTGCACGAGCCGCACGAGCAAGACCAGCACTCATTTTGTTGATTACGTTATATTGCTCATCATCAATCATTTTGCGCTCAACGACATAGCCGCTAGCGAATTCTTGATGGATGTATTGCAAAGTTTGCGATCCTGCTGGGTCTTGGTAAACCACGTTACCCATCGAATCTTTTTGGTCGAACAATCCGAAACCACCCAAACGCAGGTCTGTTTCGATTGATTTATCGGAGGTTTGAACCTTAAAAACTTGGCTAAATTGCTCCGGTTTTTCTTGATATGTTTCGAAGAAAATCTTACGGAGTCCCGGCTCCAGTAAGCGTCCATAATTACCTTGTTGAACTGCCATTGGTTATTCCCTCCTTTTATTAACCGAACAGACGGTTAGCAGATTGAATTGTTACAAATGCCCAACCATTCGGTGCGCCAGCCGCCGCCGTACGGTCGAAATCTACAACTAAGAACTTGTTGTTTGCCGCAGTTGCAGATGGATCAAGTTGTTGGTCGCCAGCTACAGTCGTAATACCGTACGAAGTACCGATAGCAATTGCTGTAGCACTAGAGATATTTACGCGATATACTGCGTTCGGATCAACATACACTTTGCCGATTGTTCCCGGACTGTATGTCGAAACAGTAGTAGCGGCATAAGTGCCACCTTGTGCAAGACCTGTGAAGTTTGTACCTACAGCAACACCCAATTTGGAAGATGCTGAATCACCAACAACGTGTTTTGCAACAATTGCACCATTTGCATCAAAGCGTACCACATCTGCGAAAGCAGGTGTGTACGTTGCAGGTGCCGTCAATGCGAAATCCTGTGCGCCAGATGTTGCATTGTCCAAGCTATAAGCATAAGTAAATGCCATTTTACATTACCCCTCTTTCCATTTAGCGTAGTCTTTATCTGTCAGTCCGAGTTTCTTTGCGACATAACGTTCTTCATCAGACAGCGATACAGCACTTTCTGATTTGCCGCCTTTCACTGGAAGGGGGCTTTTCTTACGTCCAGATACTTCGGCAAGCGCTTCATTCTTTGCTGTATTTTTCAATCCTCCAAGAATCTTTGCACCGTGGAGTGCAAACACGGCATTCTCTAATGGGAGGTCAGTCCGTTTCAAGTCGTTTAGCATATAGTAAGCCGCCGATTCTAAGTCAGCATCTGAAAGCATGTTGAACTGTGCTTTCAGGTTTACCTTTTCAGTATCGATACGCGACTGCCATTGCTGAAACATAATGGTGTGAAGTTGATCTTGGAGTTGTTGCTGTTGCTTCCGAAGTTCCTCACGTTCGCGCAGATACTCTACTGGAACATTCTGTGATTGTGCTTCTTTCGCCAGCTTCGCTTCATACAGTTGATCGTACAATTGTTCTTCAGGAACACCGTACATTTCTGATATGAGCTTTGTGGTCTGATATTCTTTCGTCTGACGTAAACGTTCTTGAACAGCTTTATCAATCTGCTCTTGCCGTCTACGCTCTGCGTAATATGCGTTCTCTTCACGAGTTTGCTTTCGAGGTTCTTCTTCATGCTCTTCCTCGACAGGCTCATCCTCGTATTCAACTTCTTCTTCATAAGCATCTTCTGGTTCATATTCTTCGGCATCCGTATCAGGCTCCGCCTCAACTTGTGTTTCGACTTCGCCGTATTCATTCATGTCTACGTCTGCGCCGATTTCTTGTAACCAATTTTCGATACTCATAAAAATCCACCTTTCCCTTTTTGCGCTTGGGGAGCGAGAATTTGTTAAAATGGTCTTTTGCGGAAACCACCCGACAATATAAGAATACAGGTAGACGAATTTTCTGTCAATAAAAAAGACGGCATGCGTAAGCATACCGCCTCATCTATGATAAAACAAAGGAGATAACTAAAGAATAGCACGACTTAGCATTTACGTCCACCTTTGCCGCCCTTTTTCTTCATTATTTCTTACCGCCTTTTTTCATCGGTGTTTTGCCCATTTTAACGGACATCATAATACCGATGTCTTTCTTCATATCTTTTTTCGAGCCTTCTTTCATGCCCTTTTTCTCGACATCTTTCTTACCAAGCATTTTCTCCATCTTGCCGTAAGCGCCGCCCATGCCTTTACCTTTACCCATCATTTCGCATCCACATCCTTTCGATTTTGTTTTCATTTCTTATTCGACTTTCCAGCTTTCGAAAGAGCTATAGCAATCGCTTGTTTCTGCGGTTTGCCCGATTTCATTTCCGTGCGGATGTTAGAAGAAATTACCTTTTGCGAACTTCCCTTTTTTAACGGCATCGCTGTTCCTCCTTAGCAGTTCCACGCTCTCAAAGATTTATTGATTCGCGAGTTCGGGTCTTTTGCTGTTTTGGCGGATGTGTTTTCTCGCTTCATCCCTTCCATTCTGGCGCAAAATGACTTGCGCCGCCCAGCGTCTTCTTTCGTTTTCGGATTCGGTGCAGGTGGCTTCAAGTTTCCACCTGTTGCTTTGTTGTAACTTGCTCGACCTTTTGCATTCAAGCCGCCCTTCGGGTCTTTGCCTTCCGAGCGTTGCCAAGCAGGTGATTTCGCTTTTGCCATGTTCTCACTTCTTCCGGTTTTGATTTCCCTTGCCGATGTTCTTCTTCTGCGACATGGTCTGAAGATTGCTCATCCGGTCATCATGCTTATTGTTATTCTTATGATCGACATGCGTTGTCTTCGGAAGCGTCTTGCCTGTCGCTTTCTCATAGTCATGTCGTGCTTTATCTGTCGATGTACGCTTACCGTCACCTTTATCGATTACATAGATTGGGCGACCGCCGTTTTTATCTGAACCTTTGTACGGACCGTACACTTTTCCTTTTGGCATTCGTCCATCACATCCCTTGCGCCATAGCTTGCATCGCTAAAGCATCGGTTGTTCCTTCTGGTGCGCCTTGTTCTCTTGCACTAGCTTGTTGTCCGGTTCCTTCTGCTTGTTGTGCCTGTAATTCTTGCGCCATTTTCATCGCTTCCACTTGTGCTTCTTCCATTGAAAGTCCTTGTTCAAGCATGGATTGGATGGCTACACCTAATTGTAATGCCTGTCTTGCTAAATTGTCCACACTATTCTGTTCTGCTTTTGCACGGTCTTTCTCCATCCGTTTCATGATTTCATCTTGCATATCGAAATCTTGGAACTGAAGCCATTCTTCCGGTGTAATCAATGGTGGATTAAACTGGAACTGACCTTGCATCTGCATCAATTTATCGGCTTGTTGGCGCTTCGATTCTTGCGTAATTGGTGCACGAGCGTACACATTGGAACGCACTCGAATCTCTAGGTTGTCCATTGTAATGGAATCAAGTGGCTCATATAAATCGTAGCGTGGTTCGCCATTTTTCTCTAGCGTCATAATTGGACGCACACGATCCCAATTGTACATGACATTTAAGATAATCAAATAACTAACGCGTTCTACGAAGTCATCAATTTGAATCATCTTATCTTTATCACGAACTGAAGAACGTTCGATCAGGCTGTTTACGCCTGTCGATGTTGTGAGTGAACCAACGGATTGTCCAGTGTAGGCTTCCGTTACGCCAACAATCTCACGCATATCGTTTTTCAATCGGTCTTCTACTTCCAAAAGACTTCGTGAAATCTCTGGTGGTTGGATATGTTGTACCGCTTGGTTTGCTGGAACGTTAGAAGTCCATGTTTTCCCTGCTAAGTTCCCTGTTTTCGCCATCTCTTGCGCATTGATCCCTGACTCTTTCCACACAACTTTTTGTGGATTTTGATGCAAGGTTGCAATGATTGCCGATGTTTGTGAAATCCGATTTACGATTTTCATGTTGTCGATAACATCCTGACATGTGGATCGACCCCAGAAATCGTTCTCTTCTTCCTCATCATATAGAATTGCGAATGGGTATTCTGACGGTTTCACATCTTCAATCCGCAAAAGAAAGAAATCCGAATTTCGAAGGTAGTAACTTACGTCAACCTGCCATGCGCCGTCTTTGTTTTTGTAGCGTTCCCAGTGGCAGTGTACCGTAACTAGCTCGTCACCTTTTACGTTTGTTAAACTGGTGTTTAACTTTGTGACTTTCCGATCATAGAAATCACCTGAAGCATCCGTATCGAAATCTAAATCAGCCGATGTGATGTCTTGTAACTTCTGTCCTGCGTATTTCCGATAAGCTGGTGTGTTCTTCACTTCTTTTAATGGAAGCACTTCAGTTACTTCGATGTATTTGCACTCATCTAAAGAATACGCATTCGGGTCTGGGAAGAAATTTCCCACTGGAACACGCTTTACGCAAATTTTCCCTACATACAAATGGTTGTCAGGGTCTTCTTCACCGTAGTATTTTCCACTTACATACGTATCGTCATTGTAT